ATCAAAGTAGCCGTTATGTGCCCAAGCAGCAAATGCCTGGTCATCAGCCCAAGATACTGTTACATTATTACCAACAGCACCAGTATTTTTAGCATAACATGGAGCGGCAAAACCTGCCTTACCATTATCAAATGCATCTTTATTATGAATAGCAACGCCTGAACCGTCAGAAGCCGCATTTAACGCATCATTAGCAACAGTACGAACAATAGTAAGGTTATTACCATACTTAAGGAAGTTCGAAGCTGAGAAGAATGAAGCGGCTGTATCATTAGTTGGCTTACCAAAGGTAGCAACTAATTCGTTTTCAGATGTGATAACAGTTCTTTCGTTAGCAGGACCTGTAACAAACTTACCAACCATACCACCAAATGAAGTGGCTACAGCTGGGATTGTTGTACTAAGATCATGTTCCTTAACTGTAACACCTGGTGAGAGAGCAAATCCCATATATTATCTCCTTATTAGTGTTAAAAAATAAATCTTTTGTTTTACTTAATATATTTATATTATTTTAATTTTGTCAGGACAATGTCCAGCGTACACCATCTTCATCAGTATATACCTTATCATTATCGTCATGTTCAGATGAAAACCCAAATGGAGTCATCATCTCCTCTATATCAGAGATATTTCTCTCATACATAGACTGCCTTATATCTTTATCAGTAAGTTCTTTGAACATACTCTGGGAAGTAAACCAAGAGAATAGAACAAGAGGCATTACTGTATCATCATGAGCACCACCTTCAGCAGCGTAACTGGACCCTCTAATAACAAATGTGGATAGTTCTTGTATTGTATCAACATCAACAATAATAAGTTTATTACTTTCCATTAAATCCTTTAAATTAGAACAACCGAGGGCTTTAGTGGCCTTCGTCATTCTAACCCCAATATCCATTGCCTTTACAGCACCAACAGATAATAGGTTTTCATATTCTAGTTCATAATTTAAAACTTGTGTAACGGTTTTACCAATATCATTATTTTCTACCAATACCCAAGCCTCATTATAATCTAAAGCAACCTTTTGAATAACTGATGGGTATAATAATGGTGAAATATTATTACTTCTAAATGTAGCGACCTGTTCGAATGGATATTCCGTTATATCAATAACTGAAAATGCGGAATAATCCTGACCTCTACCGTATGATACATCCGCGGTTAGTAAATAAGTCCTATCTCTATCAGGATATTTATAGTATTTAATATCGTTGGAGAAAAACTCAGGTGTTGCGTAGGCTAAATTCGATAGAGTATTTACATTAATCAATGTATTAGAAGTTCCTAGGAACTCTGCCTCAAATTCTTGTCTCCATCTATCCTCACCAATATTACCGATAGTATCTTTCTTCCATTCATCATCTCTACCTGGAACTAAACTCCAATGTACATCAAAAGCTTTAAATGAACTTCTTTCTTCTTGAGCATCAGTCCAGAACTTATAGAAATGGTTCATACCATTCGGGGTAGATACCATTATTACCTTTGTTTCCTTTCCTGATGAAATTGTAGGATATACTGAATCCCAGAATTCCCAAAACATATTATCATGAATGAAAGCGGCCTCATCTAAGAACAAAGCAGAGAATGAGAAACCACGAACAGCACTTGATGAAGTAGAGGAAGCTATAATCTTACTTCCATTTTCTAATTCAATAGAACCTTTATTCCATTCCAATACACCTTGTTGTAAATACTTAGGTAAATTTTCATAAGCTAATTGAAGTCTACCAAGAATTTCTCTTGATGTTGCTCCCTTATTTGCAAGAATACCGACAACCTTACTTTCATTGAATAATACATAATGTAATAGGAAAGCAACTGATGTTGTTGTTTTACCTACCTGTCTTGAGGTCTTTACAATAGAGAAACGATTATCATTCAAATGATTAATTAAATCATCTTGGAATGGGTATGTCTCAAATGGGACTAAACCTTTATCTACATGGATAATTTTCATAAATGTCTTTACGAAATATACAATATCATCCTTGCACTTCATATATTCAGCAACCATCTCCTCACTCCACTCGATGCTTTCACCAGAGCGTTTAAGTCTTGGGTTACCTAAATATGAACTATTCCTTTCCATTAATCATCTTCTGTAATTCGTGGGTAGTTAATGTTACATTAAGATTGTTATTAACCGTCTTTTCTGTTTCACCTTTCAACTTATCCATATCTTGTTGAAGGTTTAATAATTCTTTTGTTGTATCAGCAAGTGTTTTAATCATACCACCAACAACTTCATATCCTCTCGGGTTGCCTTGCTCTTTTGCTAATTCCATAGCACCCTCAAGAGCATCATTACCTCTAACAACTAAGTTATGTAGCTGTTCACGGGCCTGCTCATAATCTGAATCAATATCTTGATCGCGTTCGGAGGGGTTTGATTTAACTACCACAGGGGCAGGTATACCTCGTTCTTTACGAGAAGAGGTCATTATATCATGGTCTGGTTCAATACCAAACACTTCATCTAATTTTTCATGTACATTCATATTATATCCATCCTAAAGGCCCACTGTTAAATGTAGAGTTATTAACAACGTTATTGTCGCCAACCTCTTCCATATTAGTCCAACCTAGAGTACCACTGTTAAATGCATTATCATTAAATGCCTGATCGGTACCATAACTAGCACCTGCAGTAACAGTTGCATCAGCAGTAATTGAACTAGAACCATTCAATGCCAGAGTAATGTAATTAACCGTATGACCGGCAAATACATTTAATCCACTAGCATTAATATCACTTTCCGCATTATTATTTATACTACCTTGAGCAGTAACCTGAGCAGAACCAGCAATGTTACTAGTACTTGAGTAAGTTACATTAGCATTAGCAGTAGCAGATGCAGATCCTGTAATTACACCAACACCCTCATTCACCACTGTTGTTGCGGATACACCTAAACCAGAAGCAGTAATATCAGAACTAGCATTATTAGTTACTGAAGCTTCAGAAGTGATTGTTGCACCACCAACATTAATTGCAACCCCTATATGTTCTGCAGAACCAACCGATATTGAAATACCTGAAGCAACTATATCAGAAGTTGCATTATTAGTTAATGTAGGACTAGATTCAATAGAACCTGTACCAGTCAATGCAATATTAGTGTAATGCTCTGTATGACCTGCAAATACTGATAGACCTTGAGCAACTACATCTGATGAAGCATTATTAGTAATTGTAGCCTCAGAAGTGATTGTTGCAGAACCTGCAAGTATACCGGCAGATATATGTTCAACCTCAGATAATGATACCGTAGCACCACTTGCAACTATATCGGAACTAGCATTATTAGTAACAGAAGCTTCAGAAGTAATTGATGCATTACCACCGATAATAGAAATACCTATATGTTCTACCTCACCAACACTTAATGTAGCACCAGAAGCAACTATATCAGAAGTTGCATTATTAGTTAATGTAGGCTCAGTTGTAATAGAAGCAGAACCTGCAATTATACCAGCACCAGAATTTTCTGTATGACCTGCAGTAACTAATAAGCCTGAAGCAGTAATATCACCAGTACCATTGTTAACTACTGAAGCCTCAGAAGTAATTGTACTTGTACCAGCGATTGAACTAACCACATTATTAGTTAATGTAGGTTCTGAAGTCATTACCGCATTACCTGCAATTATACCAGCACCATCAGAAGTTACAGATGAGGCGGATATACCTAAACCAGAAGCAACTATATCAGAAGTTGCATTATTAGTTAATGTAGGACTAGATTCAATAGAACCCGTGCCTGTAATATCTGAATTAACATTATTAATTACAGATGATGTAGAAGCAATATTGCTTGAAACAATTATATCAGATGAACCACTATTTTCACTAGAAGCGATTGATTCAATAGAACCTGTACCGGTCAATGCAATATTAGTGTAATGCTCTGTGTGACCTGCCGTAACAGTAAGACCTGTAGCAACAACATCACTTTCAGAATTATTAGTTACTGAAGCATCAGAAGTCATTGAGGCAGAACCGATAATATCAGAAGCAATATTAATATTTCTTATACCATTAGCATCTACCGTTGCATAACCATTAGAGGTTGTTGAAGGTATTGCATGTAATTCATTACCATCAGCATCAGTGATTATATTACCGTCCTGATCTACAAGAGGCTCATTAGTCATGAAGTAATGCTTGGTAATAACAGAATCTAGTACTACCGTAGCACCAGTACCTGTAATATCAGTGGCACCTAGATATAAACCATCGCCATTCTCGAAGATGAACTCATCACCATTTTCTAGATATAGGTCATAAGGAATCTCATAGTAAATATGATGTGTTGAAGCCTCAGATGTTGCAGAAGCCGTACCAGTAATATTAGTTTCAGGGTCATATATAACATTTACATTCGCTGTAACAGATGCAGAACCTGTCATTACTGGCGAATCATGTAATTCTGTATGACCTGCAAATACACTCAAGCCAGACGCAACTACATCAGCAGTATCAGGCATTGTAGATGAAGCGATTGCCTCAATAGAACCTGTACCAGTAATTGCGATATCAGTTGATGTAGTATTAATAGCCTCAGATGTTGTTAATACAGAACCTGTAATATCAGACTCAGTATTATTAACTACCGAAGCAATACCTGTAATACTTGCAGAACCACCGATAACTGATACCGAATTATGTTCAGTTTCAGATATTGCAACAGTAGCACCAGAAGCAACTATATCAGATGAAGCATTATTGGTTGTAATACTCGTAGCAGAAACCAGAGCATTACCACCGATAATACCTATACCATCCAATGTAGATGTAGTTGCAGATACAATTAATCCTGAAGCAACTATATCAGATGAAGCACCATTATTATTAGTAGCACTTGATTCGATTGTTGCAGAACCTGTAATATCAGCAGAACCAGCATTAGTAATCGATGCATCAGAAGTCATTAATGCATTACCACCGATAACTGATACCGAATTATGACCAACCTCAGACATTGTAACTGAAGCACCACTTGCTGTTATATCAGAAGTAACATTACTTATAATAGAGGCCGCTGATTCAACAGAGGCAGAACCGGCAATAACTGATACCGAATTATGTTCAGTCTCAGATATTGCAACCACAGCACCTGATGCAATAACATCCGCACCAGCATTAGTAGTAACACCACCATTAGCAGTCATTGATGCTGTACAGTAAGCATCCTCGTAAGACAACCATAAATTGTCTCCATTTTCTGCTATCAGACTATCCCCATTTTCAAGGGCAAGATCATCATTTGTTACATTGAATATGAAGCTTCCAATCGCGGTAGCAGATGCATTACCTGTAATGCCTAATATACCATAATGATCTGTATGACCTGCCGTAACAGTTAAGCCACTCGCAACAACATCAACAGAGTTAGGCATTGCAACTGTTGAATCAACCGAAGCAGATAATGTGCCTGTAATATCAGATGAAGCATTGTTAGTAACAGAAGCAACCGAAGTCATTAATGCATTACCACCAATAATACCTGCCCCTGCCATTACTGTTTCACCAATAACTATAGAAGCACCACTTGCAACCATATCAGCAGAAGCCATTGATTGTCTAATAACATTAGCATCAACTAGAGCAGAACCAGCACTTTCAGTAAATTCGTTAGCCGTGATGTAGTCGCCATTATGATCTACAATTTCATTACCTGAAGTATCAACTAGGTAATCATTAGAAACAAATACTTCCTTAATAACATCAGTAACAATAGTACCAGAGCCTGTAATATCAGATGAAGCTCTGAAGTCAACAGACATTTGCATATCAGCAGTTGCAGAACCTGTTATATCAGACACAGCAGAGCTTGAAGTTATTGGGTTAA